ACTCAATGGCGCTACCGGGGTTTTCTTATTTGAGTTTTCCTTCTCAAAGGGCGAAACCATACAACACGGAGAATGGAACTCCAACTTCTGGGATTAGTATGTCTGCCAGAGTGAGCGCCGTCATTCCAATGACCGTTGCTCCAACTCCGACTCCGTACCAAAGCTTCTTGTTGTTGTACCAGTGCTCCCCACCTCTTCAATTCAGAGCCACCGCTGGTCCTTGGGCATTGATCAAGTTTTCAACTCGTTCAATTTCAACTAGGTTCTTAGGGCTCTGATTCATAGCAACCGCTGCCATTGCTGAGTCACCTTTCGGTTGGACTTCAGCACAGATGCATGTCTCTATGATAAAGGTGGAGTCTATGCTACAGCCTTCAAACTGTACACAGACTGGTGTCCAACTGTTGTCGAACGCCGATAGACCGCCAGTATTCCGTCCACCATAAGCCGTGGCCAAGTCCTGCGTATAGATTCCATCCATGACGTTGAGACTGGATTTATCATTTACGTTGTAATCAGCTACGACCGTGCCATATGTATCGAAGTATGGTACATAGTTAAAGTCACCTGAGTGACCTAGTCTAACTACCACGCCCTGTTCGGGTCGAAACATTTGCACTCCGCAAGTGGGTACAGTCTGCATAAAGCTGACGTTTGATGGCCTGTAAGCCGGAACTCCAGCACTACGAAAGCCGTTAAGCGTTCCGCTGATACTGTAAGCAGTGGCACAGACACCCGCACTTGGTGTGGTTGTATTGGTTGACGATACGGTAGTAGTTACGGGGTCTTCCAAAGCGAGAGGCATCTTGAAGACACTTATCATACCTGATGCTGTCAAAGCAGGACCGGTATATCTTATTCTCATTCCAATGGAAGAAAATCGTATCTTAGATGCAGCAAACGGGTTGAGAGTGTACGTACCAGGGGCATGGCAGTCTCCTGCTTGCCACAGGTTGTTCGCTGCACACCAGCCCGTTAGGAACTCGCCCGTACCGACGCCTTGTCCATTCACCTTAACTTGAGCGGATGTACCGCCCGATGAAAAGTGAAGTGGAGATGGCAGCCATGGCATTAGGAAAGCTTTCGCCGTGATGTTGGCCGCTCCGAAAGAAAGTGTGCACTTATTCCAGAAGCAAGCGTTAACATGCACGCCTGATCTTCCATCAGGGATGCTGAAACCTTTTCCATCAGTCATAGCTCCGAGTCTACATGACATATATGAATTTGCGATCATGTCCCTCATACCTCTCGACAGAGCAAGCTCTACCGACTGAGAAGTCCGGGGACTCGACGAACCAAACTTCGCATTGCGTTTTCGGTTTCGTCTCTTTTTAGACGACGACTTTGGTGGACTCTTTGAAACAGTGACTGTCGTCGTTGTCTGTTTAGGCTTGCCTTTCGGCTTGCTTGTAACAGTCACTACTTTCTTTTGTTGTTTAGGCATCTTGAAGATCTTTGGGCCTCCACCTGCCCAACCACTCTAAGAAGTGAGTCTCTTCTAAGAGTTTCATGTATGCTGGATATTCCGGATGAGCATAAGCGTAGTCGGTGAACTGAAGTAGAGCCATGTGAAACAGCTCCTCTGTAGCACAGTTAGAATGCAAGAGGTTCATCAATGTCTTCCCCAGATTTAGGGGATAACTATGTGTTTCCTCGTACCACCTACTGCAAAACTCAAATCCTTTCTCCATCCTTTGATAGTCCTTGATGTTGAATCCAAGCTCAGTATATCTATCCACGGCTTTTCCATTGTATGTTTCAACCGAGTCATCACCGGCAGCAGCCACGTGGGTGGCTCCTGCTATATGACCCAGGTACACGCGCATCCAAGAGTTGCCCCTCGATGTTTTGTACTTGCCTGAATTAACTACTCCTTTGTAGGTGTTTTGAACCATTAACCCGTCAGAAAACTGGTAAATAGTTTCACACTCTTTGATTGCTTCTGCTCGAACCAAATGCGTCCAAACGGCACTGGGGTTAGTACAAAGACGGGTCTCTGCTTCCGCACAGTCCTT